TTATAAAGATTGTTTGTAATGGTAGCAAAGACGCTTGGCGTGAAATAGATTTTTATGCTGACCAAATAACACGGTATGCTAAGCAAGCAGAAATGAAAAAGCCTGACATATGGATCATGCCTGCAGGCGCCACGAAAGAAGAGCAAGAAAATGTAGCTGCTATATGTAATGTAGCTATGGAAAAAGGCTACAAGGTAGCTACTCGTAATCATTGTTATGTATATGGAAATCAAATTGGAACCTAAAGACGTAAGCAGAAAACATTTTTATATTTCATTAGTCAAAAGTGGTTTTAGAATTATTGCAGGCATTCTACTAATCAAAGGTGATATAGTAGGCGCAGGTATGATGTTTATAACTGCTGAGATTCTCGGTGTGTTGGAGGAACTATGACACAAGTAGGCAAAAAACATTTCAGTAGTCCAGTAGAGGAACCGACAACTGTTGAAATTACATGGAGAGAGGTTGAGGATTGTGTACGAACAATCGTCGGCAAAATAAATTTTGAAGGAACTAAAATTAAAACTGTTGTGGGCCTTTCCAGAGGTGGACTTATCCCAGGTGTACTAATCTCTCATCAACTCAATGCCAAGTTTGTCCCTGTTGTATGGCAAACCAGAGATGACAATGTGCAGTGGACTAATATGATTCAAACACATAACTCAGAAGATGTTTTGATTGTAGACGACCTTGTTGACTCTGGCCTAACATACGAACAAATTAAAGTACACGCCCCGAAAGCCAAGTGGGCCGTTATGTACAACAAACGGCCTGATATAGAGGTTGACTTCGTTGCTGGAAATTTGTATAATGATAGCAGATGGTTGGATTTTCCGTGGGAGAAATAAAACCAAGGCAAAGATGCTTGGTACAAGTATTATCTAAAATAGATTTTACAGGCAAAAAATTACTTCATCTTAGTGATGACGGGCCTCTAATTGAGGCCTTATATGAAAAATTTGGTGAAGTAGAACAATCTATATATGAAGGTAAAAATTCTTTAGATCTCACAGAAATTGACAGGTCGGACAATACTTATGATGTTATTTTGTGTGTACATATATTAGAACATATTGAAAACGACTCTAAAGCTATAAATGAATTGTATAGAGTATTGACAGTGAAAGGTAAATTGTTTATAATGGTCCCACAACCTGCAGTTTTTCAAAACACAATGGATTGGGGTTATCCAGACCCCAATCAACATGAACACTATAGAATATATGGTAAGGATATTGTAGACAAATTAGTTAGAAACAATGTAAATGTTGAAGCACATTTAGTCACAGATGAAATTACGTTTAAAAAAGAACTTGTTTACGAAATTACAAAGGAGAGTTTGTAGTGACAAGAAGATCGAGTGTTATTCGTCAACGTCCGTATAACAGCAATGGGTCAAAGGGGCCTGATACTTACTATGTTGTGGAAATGTATGAGAACGAAAAATTAATTGAAACAAGAGAATTGCCCGGCAAGAGTTTTTATTATGCAGAATCTTGTGCGAGAAATTGGGACGAAGGAATTATAAAAGATGATAAGTGATGTAATTAAACAACGCCTCAAGTCAGCAGGCATGAGGTATTACGCATCTGATAATATTTCAGGCGCTTTATATGAGGGTGACAAATCTGCTCTCATTAATGAACTGACTGAAAAGTTTGAAGGTGTACTTGACTCCTTAGTCATTGATCGTGTAAACGATCCTAACTCACAGGGTACAGCATTACGACTTGCTAAGATGTATGTGAACGAACTCATGGCTGGTCGCTACGATCCTATGCCTAATGCAACAGCATTCCCTAATCACATTGATGATGGTTACAAAGGTATGCTTGTTGTGCGTAGCGAACTGAAGTCAATGTGTTCTCATCACCATCAGCCTGTTAGTGGTATAGCGTACATTGGTATCATCGCTGCCGAAAAACTTATTGGACTGTCTAAATATACACGTATCGCTCAGTGGTGTGCGAGACGAGGCACATTACAAGAAGAACTGTGCAATGACATTGCTGAAGAAATTGAAAAGGCAACAGGCAGTGAGAACTTGGGTGTTTACATTCAGGCAACACATGGTTGTTGTGAGAACCGTGGTATCATGGCGGGCAGTAGCTTGACACAGACAACGGTACTCAAAGGTAGTTTCTTCAATAACCCTGACACTAAAAAAGAATTCTTTGACAACATTAAATTGCAACAGGAATACTCTTGTAGATGATAAAACCTAATCAACCACAATTTGTAGTAGACCTTGAAACACTAAGCACTCATGCCAATGGGTGTATCGTGTCTATTGGTGCTGTCAAATTCTCACTTGAAGAAGGAATACTTGAGGAGTTTTTTGTGAATGTAGATCCTCAATCTTGTAAAGATGTGGGACTACACTTTGATAAGAATACTATTGAGTGGTGGACAAAACAAAGTAAAGAGGCGCGGGATGCTTGGATGAAAGACCCCGTACCTCTCACTGAGGCACTACATAAGTTTGCTGACTTTTATGAAGTAGGCAATCCTATCTGGGGTTTCGGTGCTAACTTTGATATAAGTATTTTAGAATCAGCTTATTATGCTATTGGGTACGACAAGGATAAAGTCTACGGTGAACACTTGCCATGGAAGTTTTGGGACATCTACTGCCTACGTACATTAGCAAATGTGTTGGGTAAAAAATTAGAAAAGACTGGTGTGAATCACAATGCGTTACATGACGCTATTGCTGAAGCCAAATTAATTATAGAGATATTGAAATCGTGAAATTAGAATATGTAGCCTCAGGCACCTCCTACATGAGGCTGTCAAATCCATCTTTACAAGACCGCCCTAAACTTATTGCTTTGGTCAATAAAGTATTCCATCATTTTTTTGATGAACAACCGGGGCATACTTTTTCGTTGCTATACAACGCATGGGCAGAAAACAACTTCGGCCCTCGCCTAAGTAACTTCAAAGAGTCTATCCATCAGTTACACGCTGACTCAGGCGGACTACAGATGGTGACACTTGCTCACAAAATACCTAAGGGAACTGATATGAATACACTCAGAGAAGAAGTGTATCAGGACCAGAGTAAGTGGGCAGATGTTGGTATGTGTTTTGATGAGATTCCTGTTATTACAACAGGGGCATCAGATAGAAACGACACCTCAAACAGATATTTTGACAGAGCAAATCGTCACACGTATGCTAAACAAACAGCAGAGAATGTCAAGCGACAGATTGAAGTGTTCAAACAAAACGGTAGCGTTTGTAAACCTTTTATGATTTGTCAAGGCGGTGACCTTGAAACTTACCTTGAATGGATTGACACTATACTTGAGACAGTACCCAAAGAAGATCACAATCGTATAGGCGGTGTGGCAATGGGAGGCGCGGCATTGGGTACAGGTCCACTTGAAGATATACAAAAGGCTTTCTTTGCAAGTCAGGTTCCTGTACGAGATGAAACAGGCAAACTACACTTACATATTCTGGGAGTAGGTGCTGTGTCTCGCATGATACCGTATCTTATTTTCTTACAGAACGGTATGTACGGCGATGTTCATGTATCATATGACTCTACTACTCACACACGGGCAGTAGAAACAGGTCTCTATTATATGTTGGGTGAGATTGTCAATGGACATTTCGTATCAGGCGAAGGTAAGACGTTGAAGTATGATAGAGCAAGAGCATCCGACGCTCCTCTTGTAGGTGAAGCACGAGCGTTTGTGCCTAACAGAGAGTATGAGGTTATGTACAATGATATAAAACAATATTGGCCTCTGTCAATGACACTTGAAAAGTTCCATGAAGTATTGAACACACCTTCTATCCCATATCTTGAAACATACGGACAGTTGGATGAATGGTATGAAGGCAGAACAGCAATGTGTTGTGGTAGCATCAAAAACTTTATGTACCAGATTGAAAAGTATACACATGACAAAAAGGCACTCATTAAGTTAGCGGACAAAAAGTATCCTCCCGGTGCGGCCAAAGCTCTATATAATGTTAAAGATGTGGCCACGTTTAACGAATGGATGAATACATGGGCACCTATTTTTAAGGCCAATAAAAAGTCGGCAAGCATCTCACACGTAGCACCATTGGAAAAGCCGTCATTGGAGGCATTGTTTGGATAACTTTATACGGTTAAACTATCAATTTGATGTTGACTTACTCAAACAGGAAGTATATAATGTAAGTAACTTAACTGGTTGGGGTGAAGGACAGATTTGTTTAACACACCCTCCCGGTCAACCTAACTGGTTTCATGGTACCGGGCCTTTAATGGCAAATAAAACATTTACAGAAATGAATCAATTTTTAAATGGACAATATATAGAGACAGTATATAACACTATTAAAAATGATTATCCTATTGGTCGTGTTAGAGCTATGATGTTGCCGGGACAAAAGTGTTTTTCATTACACGCAGATATAACCAAAAGAATTCATTTGCCACTTGAAACAAACGAACAGTGTATGATGATTATTGATAACGAAGTAAAATATATGCCAGCAGACGGCGGGGCTTGGTTGACTAATACTACCAGACCACATACTGCACTAAATGGCAATCTTATGTTTAACAGAATACATTTATTATTTGACTTACTATAGAAAGGAGTATATAATGGACCCAGTAAAAGTTAGAAATGCAATTGTAGAAGTTTCCGATGCCCTGACCCGAGCACAAGCAGAGCGAGAACTTATCCGTGAGATCGTAAAAAAGATACACGATGAAGAAGGACTTGACAAGCGAGTGTTCCGTAAAATGGCTAACGTATATTACCGAGGAAACTTCCAAGACGAGACTGCTCTCAATGAGGAGTTTGAAACTACATTTACTAATGTGATGAGTTAATATATGGCATCTTTGTTTGATACAAAAACAATACCTAACTTTCTATCTGATGATGAAATAGCAGAGTTAGAAGAAATTTGGGCACACCCATCTGTACACACTATAACAGATGAAGGGCCAGATAAACACGCACAACATAATAGCAATTATGTTTTTTTGCGCCAGCCTGAACATAGGCAACGTGTTGCTGAAATTATAGATACCAAAATACATGAGCATTTTCATCCAGATGTTATTGTCGGTGATTGGCACTTACATGATAGTTTGAAACCATACCCTTTACATGGTGATGCTTATGACTACAAAGAAAAGGCTACTTACTTGCCGGATGATGTAGATTATGCTTGGACATTTATAATACCACTTGACACATATAATGCTAATACTGTAATATTTAATGAAAGCTCGCCCGATCTAAAAAATATGGCAGACTGGATTAATGAAAAAAGTCCTCCAAAAAAACATAGCATTACTGATGAGGTATATGAACAGTATCTTACTCACTGTGATAGAATGACTTGCGAACATTTATCTATTGAGGAAATCTTTCCTTGGAACAAAGGTTGGATAAACGGAACTGATAGAAGGCGTATACATTGTAGTGATGATTATAGAAACAGGGGACTAACAGGTAAACGAGGTCTTGTTGCTTGGTCAACAATACCAGCAAAATATACAGGTAAACAATAATGAATATATTTTATCTACACCCTAACACTACTACTTGTGCGCAACACCATTGCGACAAGCACGTGGTCAAGATGATTATAGAGTATGCACAGCTAATGTCTACAGCACACCGTGTACTTGACGGTGATATGTATCAGGACAAAACTAAAAACAATCGCAACATTAAGCGTTGGCGAATGATGAATAGTAAACTTGAGAACACGCTGTACAAAGCATCGCACATTAATCATCCTTCAGGTAAGTGGTGTAGGTTGACAAAGGAAAACTACGGCTACTTGTACAGCCTGTGGATAGAACTTTGTAAAGAATATACTCATAGGTATGGTAGAAAACACTTGACACAAGAGAAGTTAGAACATATACTATGTAAGACACCTAAGAATATGCCGAGTGCAGGTGTCACTACCTTACCACAGGCAATGCCTGATGATGTTAAGATGGCTGATCCTTTAGACGGTTATCGTAACTACTACAGAACATACAAGCGAGACTTCGCTAAGTGGACAAACAGACAAGTACCGGAGTGGTTCAATGCCAGTAAGAAAACGTAATGTATTTATCAAGGTGAGCTTTCAGAAAGAAGGCATACACTGTTACCCTAATGCGCCAGAGGGTGTTGAGTTTCTCAAACACCCTCACCGCCATATATTTCATTTCTATGTGACATTAGAAGTATTCCACGATGACAGGGACGTAGAGTTTATTCTGTTCAAGCGTGAACTTGAGGCACTGTTTGATGAAGGTATTATGGAACTTGATTATAAATCATGTGAAATGCTTGGTCAGGACCTCATGGACTATGTTGAGGCAAACTATCCTAACAGGCAATGCGTGGTTGAAGTATTTGAAGATGATGAAAACGGAGCTATAGTATATAATGCGTAAACTATTTTACATGGGCTTAGAGTCTTATGAGAGCCGCTACACTCTACAATTACAGGAGTGGAATGAACGAGTATTTAAAGAACTCGGTATCGACTATGAGGTTGTACACGGGGTTGAACTTGATAACAGCAAAGCTATTGTAACAGGCAGTGTGCTTGATGCCCATGGTAGAACATATTATAGCTTGGCACAGCACATGACACTGATTCAAAAGATGAAGAACGGTGAAGTGACAAACGAAGACGTAATCTTTTACGAAGATATGTTTACACCCGGACTTGAATGTTTGCCTTATATCATGCAACAATCACCACACAAATATCGACCAAGAGTTTTTCTACGTTTCTTAGCACAGACTACAGATCCAGATGACTTTCTAACACGGGAAGGTATGTTTGATTGGATGCGTAAGTATGAAGAAATGGTTGACCAGTTTGTTGATGGTATCATGGTAGCATCAGAAGAATTTGTAGCACATCTTCGTATTGCAGGATTCAAATGTCCAATCTATGTTACAGGATTGCCTTTCGGTAAGAGTGAAGTGTTAGAAAGAGTATCGCCACTATACCGTAAAAACATTATTGACAGGACGAATAGAGTAGCATATTCTTCTCGCTGGGATGATGAGAAACAACCACACTTTTACATGGACTTGGCTGAAGCATATTATAAGATTGATCCAACAATGGAGTTTGCTATATTCTGCGGTCACCCTGAACTGAAAAGTAATCGTCAGGAGTATGTGGACAGGGCAATGGCTCTACAGTCAGGCAACACAGCAAACTTCAAAGTTTATACTGGACTTAAAAAGAATGATTACTATCATCTATTGGCCGACAGTAAAATACTATTCAACTGTGCGCTACAGGATTGGGTTAGCAATACAGTTAGTGAAGCAGACACTATGGGTTGTTTGACACTGTTCCCAGCATATAGAAGTTTCCCTGAGGTGTTTGCTAACAACCATAATCATATGTACGTGCCTTGGTCTTTGGAAGATGCTTTAGATAAGTTAGAAAAGATGGCATTTAATATTGACAACTACAACACATCTATGTATAATATAGGTATGATAAGTGATTATCAGAACGACACAATCGAAAGAACATTAGACTGTATGATACACGGTCCTCTTAATCAACCATTGTATCGAGATTCTACAACATATCGTAAACACGTAGCAAAGGCAAAGTATGAATAAGAAGGTATTAGTCACAGGCAGTAAAGGATTCATTGGTTATCAAACTTGTTTGCAGTTAGAAGAACAAGGCTTTGAGGTGTTCGGTGTAGACTGGGCAAGTGATTTCACAAAGCCAGGTGTCTGTGTAGATTTTTGTTCGGACACTGTTAGGACTATTCTCAAGGAGAATCAGATCAAAACTGTGATTCACTTTGCTGCTGACCATGAAGTTGGTCGTAGCGTTGAGGAACCATCAGTGTTCTACAATAATAATATTGTGAGCAGTATCAGGTTCCTCGACAAGTGTATTCAGGCAGGGGTTGAGAATTTTATCTTCAGTAGCTCAAGTAGTGTATATGGTGATAACCCAGACTTTCCCACAACGGAGAGAAACAGAAAGGATCCTATGTCACCATATGGTCGTACAAAACATTTCTTTGAGGAAATTCTCAAAGACTATGAACACGCATATGGTATCAAAACATTGTCACTCAGATACTTTAATGCGGCAGGTGCTGACCCATTGAATAGACACGGTTACGAACAGGAAACATATTCACACTTGGTTCCTATACTTGCAAGATGTTTTGGTAGAGGTAACCCATTTACTGTATTCGGTGATGACTACGATACACCAGACGGAACAGCGATACGTGACTATACACACGTATACGATATTGCACAAGCACACATTGATGCGATACATTATTTAGATCGCAATGGCATTTATCAAGTATTCAACATTGGTAAAGGCAACGGAGAAAGTGTATTGGAAGTGATAGATGCTTTCAGAGAATACACAGGTAAGGATATTGAAGTGAACTATGGTGACAGGAGAGAGGGTGACCCAGCAAAAACATTCGCAGCTATCGAACTTGCTATAAATGAATTGCAATGGATTCCTAAATATAATCTCACTGACATTGTAGAACACGCATATAAGTGGGAGAACAGATGAGACATTTTTCAACGAAAACGTATGGGCATGAACGTGGGTTGTCGTGTGTATTCAGACAACCTAATGCCACGCACAGCCATTGTTCACTGCTACACGGTTACTCATTAGGATTCAGCTTTAAGTTTGGCTGTAATATGCTTGATGATAAAAACTGGGTAGTAGACTTTGGTGGCTTGAAAGAACTAAAGGAATGGTTAGAAGATAACTTTGACCATACTTTGGTTGTAGACAAAGACGACCCAGAGATAAAAGAACTTATGTCATTACAAGACAAAGGACTTGCTAAGGTTGTCGTACTACCAGGCGTTGGCTGTGAGAAGTTTGCAGAAGAAGCATTTTGGTATGCCGATTCTGTTGTTAAGAATCTAACAAATGGTAGATGTTATTGTGTGTCGTGTGAAGTAAGGGAACACGGTGCTAACTCTGCTATCTATGAGCGTTAATGAAGATAGCTTTAGTGACCGACTTGCATTTCGGTGCGAGAGGAGACTCGCTACAGTTTGATGCTTACTTCCGAAAGTTTTATGAAGAAACTTTTTTCCCTTACTTGGAAGAACACGGTATCAAAACTATCTTTGACCTCGGAGATACCTTTGACAGACGCAAATATATAAACTATAATAGTTTAAAAAGCTGTAAAGAATATTTTTTTGATAAGGCACGAGACTTAGGTATTGATATTCATATGATACCGGGTAACCATGACACTTATTTTAAAAATACAAATGAAGTAAACTCACCTAATTTATTATTGAGAGAATATGACAATGTTTACCTCTATGAAGAACCAACTGAAGTTACTATGGGAAAGACTACAATCCTTCTCCTCCCTTGGATCTGCACAGACAATTATGAGCGAAGCATGGACATGGTTAACGGAACTCGGGCAACGGTGTGCTTCGGTCACTTCGAGTTCTCAGGCTACCAGATGTATCGTGGGACTGCTAACCCTCACGGTATGGATCCTGGCCTTTTCAGTAATTTTCAGCGTGTTGTTAGTGGTCACTTTCATCACCGCCACAGCCGAGGCAATATCACATACATGGGGAACCCGTATGAAATAACTTGGTCGGATTATGATGACCCACGAGGGTTTGCTGTATTTGATTGTGACAATCAGGAGTTAAGTTATGTTGACAACCCGAATCAAATGTTTGCTAAGATATATTATGATGACTCTGACGATGGTTCCTTGGGAGTATACAATAATTTTGATTATAACTCTGTACGGGGTAAGTGTGTAAGACTTATTGTTGTAAAGAAAACAAACGTGTCTCTCTTTGAAAAGTTCCTTGACAATCTTTATAATCAAGAACTGATTGAATTAAAAATCATTGAAGACCTATCAGAGTTTGAAGATGAAGCAGTGGGTGACGATGTAAACTTAGAAGATACAATGACACTGCTAAAAGAATATGTAGACGGCATAGAACTTGACGTTGATAAAGTTAAGCTGAAAACAATGTTGCAGTCGCTATATGTTGAGGCACAGGATGCTGTATAGTCCTACTTTGGAAGTAGTCGAGGAAGATATACCTGACGAAGCATATTTGTCCTATTATGAACCAGGTATGTTTTGGACCTTTGATGAAGCAGAAATAAATTCTCACGGTTATAGAACACATGAATTGGTAGAGGATACTACGAGCATCATGTGTCTTGGTTGTAGTGCAACAATAGGAATTGGTGCAGAGATTGGAACAAGATGGACAGATGTTCTCGGTGATTTGCTTGAGTGTAAGTCATATAATTTAGGTTTGGTTGGTGGTAGTATGGACGGAACTTATCGTATACTAAAAACATGGTTACCTAAATTAAAATCTAAAGCAGTATTTATTTTGTTGCCTCGCAATCCACGTAGAGAGTTTTATGATGAGGATCAGAAAAAATTTGTTCCTATAGGTCCTTGGAAACCTAAACCACATGATAAGAATTTTGTTATGCCGAAATGGGACATACCTAAATCTAATTTAGATACAATTCTTAATATACATATGTGTGTGGATGCAATAAACAATGTAGCCAGAGAATATAATACTCCTATTTTCTTTTTGGATTGTGACCCTCATTATAAAGGACACCTTGATCTATCAAGTGATGCTCTGCACCCTGGTACTGAATCACACAAACAGTGGGCAAAAATATTTTATGATAAAATTCAAAATAATTAGATGGAAAAACTTTCTGTCAACAGGCAATGCCTTTACAGAAATAAAGTTAGACAGAAGCCCCAGTACCCTTATTGTTGGGGAGAATGGTTCGGGCAAGTCAACACTGCTTGATGCTATCACGTTTGCCCTGTTTAACAAACCTTTCCGAAATATCTCAAAGCCTCAGTTAATAAACTCTATCAACAAAAAGAAACTGTTGGTAGAGGTTGAGTTTACGATAGGTAAAACAGAATACCTTGTACGTAGAGGCAGTCTCCCAGGCATCTTTGAGATAGAAATTGATGGTAGTATGGTAGATCAAAATGCCAGTGTACGTGACTATCAAAAACATCTTGAAGAAAACATACTGAAGCTAAACTATAAGTCCTTTACACAGATTGTGATACTTGGCAGTGCCTCGTTCACGCCTTTCATGCAATTACCTTTAGGACAACGCAGAGAAATCATAGAGGACATCTTAGACATAAGTATATTTACAAGGATGAAGGAAGTCCTCAAAGAAAAAGTTACAGAGTTAAAGGACAAACTTAGATTTATTGAAGGTGAAATTACAGTAGTAAAAGAGAAAGGCAAAGTACAGCGTTCTTATATTGAAACTTTACAAACTGATAAACAGGAAAAACTAAACAAGATACAAGGAGAGATAGATGCAACACAATCAAAGATTGAGAAACTTACAGCGGACTCAAATGCTTGCACAGCAGCGAAGGAGAGTTTGGGCTCTGTTGAATCAAAAAAACAAAAACTGGAAACCCTCAAATCCGAGTTTGATAGAAAAATTAGAGACGCCAAACGAGAGTTAGATTTCTATCATAACAATGATGACTGTCCTACTTGTAAGCAAGGCATACCACATGACTTCAAAGCAAGTATGTCAGAAGAAAAGTTGGATAGGATTGATGAACTTGAAAAAGGACAAGTAGAACTTGATGCTAAGTGGGAAGAAGTTGATGCTTTGTATGAACAATACTTAGAAATCAATCAAAAGATCTTAGAAACAAATAATCTACTTATCGCTGAACAGACTTTGTTACAGCGGTTGATACTTGAGAAATCTGAAACAGAAAACAAGATAGGTGACATTGAAAAAGAAACTGCTAAATTAAAAGAGATTGCTAAAGATCTTATGGGCAAAACTGAACAACGGGATACCTACAAAGAAGAACAGCAGTATCATCAGGTAGCAGAACATCTGTTAAAAGATTCAGGTATCAAAACAAAAATTATCCGTCAGTATTTGCCGGTCATAAATAAGTTAGTAAATAGATATTTAACAGCTATGGACTTCTTTGTACAGTTTGATCTTGATGAAACATTCAAAGAAACAATAAAGTCAAGGCACAGAGACAAGTTTAGTTACGCATCATTCAGCGAAGGTGAGAAGCAACGTATTGACTTAGCACTTGTATTTACTTGGCGAACCATTGCTAAGATGAAGAACAGTGCGAGTACAAACCTTTTGCTACTTGATGAGGTGTTTGATAGCTCGTTAGATGTTAATGGGACTGACTATGTTATGCAGTTACTAAATACTATAGGTGAAGATACAAATGTATTTGTAATCTCACACAAAGGCGATCAACTGTTTGACAAATTTAGAAGTCAGATAAAATTTGAAAAGAAAAACAATTACTCGGTGATGACATAATGAGAAATTTAGAACTACTCCCCTTTGGTGATCCTAAACTTAAAGTACCACCTATTGAATTTGATTTTAATGGTGACGAGGATCCGATAGAATTGAAAAAAGATTTATTAGCTGCCATGTATAAATCAGGCGGGGTTGGGTTGTCAGCAAATCAAGTAGGATTAACTTGTAAAGTTTTTGTAATAGGAGGTCAGGGGGTAGACACCAAGATTGTGTTTAATCCTGAATTATTAAATGTATCAGATGAACAGGTTACAATGAAAGAAGGGTGCTTGTCTTATCCAGGGCTTTGGTTGATGATTAAAAGGCCTCGAGGTGCTATATTCAAGTATCACAATGAAAAGGGTGAAGAAGTAATAGAAGAATTCAAAGGAATTCCTGCGAGAATTATGTTACACGAATATGACCATATGCTTGGACAAAATTTCACTATGAGAGCATCTGGATTTAAAATACAAAGAGCCTTAGAACAATTAGATAAAAAAGTAAAAAGGTATAAAAAGAATGGCTTACTCAGATAAGGTATTAGATCATTATGAGAATCCACGTAACGTAGGCAAATGGGATCCTGCAGACGATATAGGCACAGGTATGGTAGGTGCCCCAGCTTGCGGTGACGTAATGCGCTTGCAAATTAAAGTAGAGAATGATATAATTACTGATGCTAAATTTAAAACATATGGATGTGGTAGCGCAATAGCATCAAGCTCTTTAGTCACCGAATGGGTAAAGGGAAGAACTTTAGATCAAGCTATGGAAATTAAGAATACAGACTTGGCAGAAGAACTTGCACTGCCTCCTGTTAAAATACATTGTAGTGTGTTAGCAGAAGATGCTATTAGGGCAGCAATAGCAGACTACAAAGAGAAAAACAAGTAATGTACATTTGTATTTGCAATGCCGTCAAAGAAGGAGATAAAGATCGTTATCATTTGATCGGAACTAATTGTGGCAAGTGTATACAAAAAGAGGAAAAGAAAAATGTCTGATGATATTTTCGATTTTGGTTTCACTGCTGTAGATGACATACCGGCAAATGAAACACAATCACAGCCATTAGTTGCGCAAGTAGATGACGCACAGCTTCAGACCATATTAGATAAGTTAGAAAGATTAGAAGGTTTAATTATGACTTCTGACAATTCTGATATGATAAACGAGCACCGCTCTCTGGTACAAGCAGACGTGGTTGCAAAGTTAAAGCAGGTAGAGGACCTAATCTTACCTCTACTGTATAACCTTCAGAAGAACCCTGAGAAGGATTATATCCATTGGCCCAATAGAACGGCTATCATAGATAAACAAGTAGAAAAAATCAAAGCAGTTACAAGATACTACGATAGCGTATAGGAGCAGTTATGAGTGAAGTGAAAACAGGCGTAGAGCCTATTGTAGAAGGTGTATTTACTCGTCCCACGGGCAATGTATATGACTTTTATTTAAACGGTAACATTGACGGCCCTGATAATTATGTTGCTTGGAATCATATTATACGAACTGCAAGTCAGAGTGATGTAATCTATTTACATATAAACTGCTATGGCGGTGATGTTATGACAGCAGTACAGTTAATGAGAGTGATGGCAGAATCTCAAGCACAGATAATTGCCTCAGTAGAAGGAGCTTGTATGTCAGCTGCTACCTTCTTGTTTCTTATTGCTGATAGTTTTGAAATTAGTGAGCATAGTATGTTCATGTTCCATAACTATTCAGGTTTCTCATTCGGTAAAGGCAATGAAATGAGAGAACAAATCAACCATGAGGACAAGTGGAGTAAACATCTGCTTGAATCTATCTACAAGGATTTCTTTACAGACAAAGAGATTGCAGAAATATCAAATGGCCGAGACTATTGGATGGCCCCTGATGAAGTACAGAAGCGACTTGAGGCCAGACAGAAAATTTATGAAGCAGAACAAAGTAAGCCAAAACGAGCGGCCAGAAAAAAGTCTTGACATTACACAAATAAGATGTAATACTATAAGAACAATATAGGAGAAACATATGAAAAAGTTTATGTGTGCAACAACATTTTTTATGGTTGGGTTTGTTTCAGGCGGAACTTATGGCCAAGAGGTCGTAGAGTTTGTTAGAGCTGAACCTAACATGGTATATGAGACAGTGGAAGTCTGTACAACCCGCCAGGTTGTGAAACAAAATCCAGATGTGAATATCATAGGGGCTATTGCTGGCGGCCTAATAGGCAATCAAGTCGGCGGTGGTAATGGTAAGACAGCAGCCACAGCAGTTGGCGCTGTCATAGGCTCCCGTGTAGGCACTAATCAGGGCTCACGTATTGTTGAGGAAGTCAATTGTTTCCCTGAGACTCGCCAAGTACAGCGTGGCGAAAAGGTCACTTTCCGTTACAACGGCAAGGTTTTCACGCAAGTTATTGATTAATAACGAAAAATAAAAGCCCTTATAGATCAAGCACTTAACGTAAGTCATTGATTTGTAAGGGCTTTAATGTCTTGACTTTTCCTGAAAAGGCTGTATAATATAGCATATAAACAATGAAAAAACGGTTGTGAGGACTGTAAATATGCAAATTCAACAAAAATCACTATTAGCTAAACTACTTGCTACTGAAAATATTACAGTAGAAGTTAAGGCAGATCTGCCTACCGCAGCATTCGATCCTATTTCCCGTACAATGTACATTCCGAAATGGAAAGATATGCCTACTTCAATGCAGGATCTTCTTATAGGTCACGAGGTCGGTCACGCCTTCGAGACCCCAGCAGAAGGTTGGCATGATGCGGTATGTGAGGATCGTACTCTCAAGGGTTTCCTCAATGTTATCGAGGACGCACGTATCGAGCGCAAAGTCAAAGCACGTTATCCCGGTCTGGTCCGTAGCTTTTATGCAGGCTACCGTGAATTATTCGAGCGTGACTTTTTCGGTGTCAAAGATGTAGACGTAAACAAGCTGCCTCTTATTGACCGTATCAACTTACACTTCAAGATCGGTTCATTCCTCAATGTTCAATTCTCAGACTCCGAGCAGTCTTTTGTAGACCGTTGTGCGACTACTGAATCCTGGGATGAGGTTGAGGCACTTGCCCGTGAATTACATGGCAAGGCACAGGAAACTGCCGAGGAAGATGTTGAGCAGCTGATGGAAGACTTCGCTCCACAGTCAGGCGACAGCGATATGGGCATGGAAGGCGATATGTCAGGCTGGGAGCAGACTGAATCCGAAGATACTTCCGAAGACGAAGGCGGTTCAGCTGCTGGTAACACTGGCGAGGAGACCGATGAGGACTCAGATAACGAATCACAGGGCGCTGGTTCATCCGAAGATGACGATGATTCAGTCGGCGACACGATAGAAGATGAGGATGAGCCCGAAGCTCCTAAGGCAGTACAGGACTTTGCTGACAACGGCGGTGTTGGTTCAATTACTGATAACGCATTCCGTGAGAACGAGGACAAGCTCCTTGACAATTCAAAATCTAAGGAATTCGTTTATATCAATGTACCCACTAAGATTAATTTGGCCGACGTTATTGTACAGCCTAAAGAAGTTTACAAGTGGGATGCAATGGAAGTAGGCTATACCGCTGAACCTCAAAATCCTAAGGCTGTCGGTGACCGTTTGTACAAGGATTTCATTGCTAAGAACAGCAAGACTATTAATCAGATGGTTTCATCCTTCGAGATGAAGCG